TGCAAATCCAATCACTTGTATTAGATTTTACAAAACGGTGATAACCGTTGTCCGAAGTTGTCCCAACAAGTAGGTTACCCCCCGCCGTGATGCGGGCGCGTTCGGTGCCGTTGCTGTCGCTAAACGCAAGAACATTCGCCGCTGGAGAGCCGATAAAAACGCCTGCTGTCCCGTTGCTATATTGCAGGTAAAGATTCAATGCATCGTTGTTGCCAGCAAAATTTACACGCCCACCATAAGAAGTGATTCGGTAGGACGAAGAAAGCGCAGAGGTTGTGCCTAAAACAAAATTACCGTTCGCATCCAGCGTCATCGCCTGCGTGAACGAGATGGTGTTGCCTGCGGTGCCGGAGGCTGCTACATACCAAGAATGATTACCTCCCCCCGAAGGGCCGGTCATCTGATACCGAGCAGCGCCAATCCCGGTGTACTGATAAATCCAGTTTGTCCCGTTGAACCAAGCACCGTTTGCAACCTGCGTGAAAGTATCCCCCGATGCGGTAGACGCAATTGCTCCGGGGCCAGTAATGTCAAATGACTTGTACCCACCTGCCCATGCGCGAGGCGTTAAGCCCAGACCGAGGTTGCCGGAGGAGTCGAGGCGCATGCGCTCGGTGCCGTTGGTTTGCCAAGTATGTGTGGCGCTGCCGTTGGACGCATCGTGCGTAACAACTCCGCTTGCAATACCAACAAGATATTGAGCGGTTGAAGTCCCGCGAAAAGTTCCAATAACGCCATCAGTTGAGCGTTCTGCGTGAATTCTAGTTGCAGGCGAACTCGTCCCGATGCCGAGGTTCGTGCCGTCAAACACCAGCGCCGTCCCACTCGTCGCTACCTTGCTGCCGTTCAAGTACAACACGCCGTTGGCGGTGCCGCCGTTGAGCGTGAGGTTGCCGGAGAGGGTCTGCGCCGCGGCGTCGATCGTGCCCGTCAGCGTCGGAGACGCCGAGAGCACATTGTTCCCGGTGCCGGTGTTCGTGACCGACACCGCCTGCTTGCTCGCGTTCAGCGCCAAGGCCGTCGAGGCCGTGAGCGCCGACATCGTGAGCGTCCCGCCCACCGCCAGCGTCTTGCCGGTGCCGACGTTGAGGCCCACCGAGGTGCCGCTGCCGGCGGCGGCGAACAGTCCGTCCACCAGGTCCAGGTTGGTGTTGATCTTGCCGCCCCAGGTGTCCGCCGATGCGCCGACTTCCGGCTTCGTCAGGCCAAGGTTGGTGGTGGTTGTGTCAGCCATTTTTCGTTACCTCAAGCGGCCTGTAGATAGGCCGGGTGTGTCTTCTCTGTCCAAGTCTCCGCCGTGTCTGCCACCGGCGCCCATGTCTCTGCGGTGTCCGCCACCGCGCTCCAGGCGACGACCGTATCGCTCGCCGCGCTCCAGCTCTCTGCCGTGTCCGCCACCGGCGCCCAGCTCTCGGCCGTGTCGGGTTCGTCTTCCCACTTCTTCCGCGCGGCGCAGACCAGCGTCGAAGTCGCCGTGATCGTCGCCGCACCCTGCTGCACCAGCACGCCGGCGACGACAAGCGTCGCCGCGGCGGTCAGCGTGGCCGCCCCCTCCTTGGGGTCTATGCCATAGTTGCCACGCCCGTATAAGCCGCTGCCGTAGCCGGCCACTTCTTATGCCAGCGTGATGTCAAGGTCGCCCGCCGGGACACGGAACACATCGCCCGAGGCGATGGTCTTGCTGGCCGTCAGGGCGCCGTGGAATAGCAGATTGCCGCCGGTGAGGTTGTCCCACACGGCGACCCAGCCGACCGTTCCCCACGACCCGGTGGCCGTCGGGAACTCAATCGCGCTCGTGTTCGACGCCGCGTTGCCCGAGATGGTTGAGGCGAACGACTGGCGCGCGTACGAGCCGCCGCTCACCTCGGTGCCGGTGCCGGCGTCGGTAGGGTCTGCGGTGTGCAGGCCCAGGTAGACCGTCGTCGGCGACGTGTACGCCGTGTTCGACAGCACATGCAGCAGAATCTTGTTCTCGAGATAGTTGGAAAATGCACTCACGGGATAACCCTCGTCGGTTTGACTGTCATGGCCATGCGCCCCTGGCTGAATGCCGCGCGCTCGTTCTGCAGGATCATGTCCTCGATGGCCTGCCCGTAGAGCGGGGTCCAGAGGGCGACGCGCTCGTCGTCGCGAAGGTACGGGGCCGCCTGCAGCAGCGACCCGTATAGGTACACATCAGGGTGCCGCTCCAATATCCAATTCGATGCGTTGGAATCGGAGAGCTTGGCGAGCGTCGCCACATAGGTGAGCTCCGCCGTGTACCCGGTGTCGGGCGGCGGCAGCACCTCGATCTGGTTCCCGACCAGAGCAAAATACATCGGCTTGCCGGTCGTGCGGTACAGGGTCTTCTTCGAGTCCAGCTCGTCCTCGGTCAAGAACACGAGCTGCTGCACGGGCGCCGTCGAGGTCAGCACCAGAGACTTGGCCGAAAGGAAGTCAGACGGCAGCGCCGAGAACGGCGTGTCGATGGTGGCGTCGGCGCGCTTGACCATCTTCTGCGTCGGCAGCCGGCGCTCGAGCTGCGCCTCGGCCAGCGAGATGAAGTCCGGGATGACCGACGTGAGGTCGTCCCGGTTCAGCCAGTCGGCGATGCTCGCCCTAAGCGCGCTGTATGAGTTGAGGGCCATCCACCTGTTCCTTCATCGCCCACGCGCCTTCGTGTGAATACTCGAAGGTCCCAATATGCCGCACCTGGTGCGAGAGGTCATGGTCCACGAGTACCTCGTAGCCCGCCTCGCGCGCCTTGCGGCAGAAAAACACGTCCTCGCCGATGTAGTGATTCCCGATGGTGGAGTAGGGGATTGCAAACCACGGCGCCTCCACCTTCTCGAACACCTCGCGCTTCACCATCATCACCCCCATGCCGATGTAATCCACCGGCTGGAGCCCCTCAGAGTCCGGCGCGGTATACACCCGCCCGATCTCGCCGTTGTTGTCCATCATCGCCACCGGCTTGACCGGCATACGGCGCGTCGCATAATTCGCGGCCACGATGGGCTTGTCGCGCAGGATGAGGTGCCCGATGGTTTCCCTCGGGAACCGCATGTCTGAGTCAAGCCAGAGGAGATAGTCCGCCTTCTCCTCCAGAGCCTGCCGCGCAAGCTCCATTCTTTGAGAGGCGATCAGAGTCCCGTGCGATGTGAAAAGCAGCACACGGTCGTCTGTTGTCGCGGTGTGGAACGACATCGCGCGCGCTAGGTCATAGGCGAACGAGGTCATCACCGTGTCCCTTGCCGGGACCAGAATCGCGACCGAGCGGCTCATACGCGCCCCGGCCGTGTTCTGAAAAATCTGTTGTCGGGGTCGTTGAGCCAGCGCTTCATCGCGCTAGGGTCGTCGATGATCCCGTCCTTCTTCAGCCGGTAGAACAACGGCATCGGAATCGACGCCACCTTGCTCCACTCGCCCCAGCGCGTCCTCTCGTCGGTCGCGGCATACTGGGCCTTGTTCTGCTCCACCAAGTCGCCGACCTCGAAGACCGTCTCGATGGTCGCCTCGTCAGAGTCGGCGTCGTAGTGCCACCACTTCGTGGTGCCTGTCGTCGGGTCAAAGTCGAAAAGCTTCTTGCCCGAAGATTGCATATTTACCTCAACTCAAAGGGCGCCGGCACAATTACCGGCGCCCCCGAGTTTACATCACCCGATTAGGTCGTGGTGAGGTCAGCCGCGAGGCCGTGCGCGGCCTCGGTGTTGACCTTGAGGCCCCACTCGACCACCAGCATCCGCTTCTCGGCGTCGCCCGTCTTGGCGAGCTGCACCGTGCTGAACGGGCGCAGGAACGAAACGGCCGCGTACTCAGGGTCGAGCACGAAGGCGTCACGCTCACGCTGGAACCGGTTCGGGACCACGTTCACGCTGCCGAAATCGGAAACGTAGACATCGGCCGCGCCGATGATGGTCGCCTGGCGGTTGCCCGTCACCTCGCGGCGGATCTCCGCGATGCCGGCAAAGCCCGACACGCGCGCCTTGTTCACCGGGCCAACCATCAGCACCTTGGGGGTGCCGCCGGACGCCCAGACCTTCTGGATGACCGACTTGAGGATGGCCTCCGTGAAGGTGCGCAGGTTGGCGGCGGTCGCGTCGGTGCGGGTCGCCGTCGGGGACGAGGTGTACGACGGATCGGCGCCGCCCGTGCCCTTGTCGGTGTTGGTCTTGAGGAAGGCCAACAGCGAGCCCGTCTTGCGCAGCGCCGTGCTCACGCCAGCCGAGCCGGCCGCGGCCGCCTGGTTGGTGAGGATGATGCTCTCCATGTCGCGCTTGATTTCAGCCGAGCGCTTGGCGAGCTGGTAGGCCAACTCCGAGCGACGGCCGGCCTTGTCCACCGACTCGAGGGTGCCCGAGATGAGCAGCGTCTTGTTGCTGATCTGGGTGTAGTTGCCGAGGCGGACGGTCGCGGCGGTCGAGTCGAAGGTCGTGATGTCGTCGCCTTCCACCTGCGCGTTCGTGGTCGAGGCGGCGGCGAGCGAGTCGGTCTGCCACTCGAAGTACGTGTTCTTCACGTTCTCGCGGCCGACGTTCGACATGAACGGCGTCTCTTCCGGCGAGATGTTGTAGATCACATTCGAGAGGGACTCACGGATACCTTTTGCGTTGAAGGTATCAAACGTATTGCTGGTCTGGGACATTAGAAGTTACTCCAAGAATTGTTCAAACACGGCAGCCGCGTCGCGCGTGCTGCCACTATTTGCGAGTCTTGAAAAAGCGGCCTTCGATGCGACGACCTTGGACGACTGCGGCGTGGAGGCGGCTCCGGCCCTCATGGGCTTGGCCTTCTGGATGATCTGCGGACGCATCTGATCGCGTTTGCTCATCAGCTGGTCGAACATCATCGCCTTGCGCAGCGCCAGGACGGCCCGGGCGTCGTAGATGTCCGAAATCTCCTCGACCGTAAAGCCGAGTCTTTCGGTGGCATATTCGACGATCTTCGCCTTCTCGGCGCGCGCCTTGTCAGCGTCGCGCCACTCTGGCATGGCCTCCAAGAGCTTGCTGCGTTCGGACTCGAGGGTCTTCTCGGCCTCCGCTCTCTCTTCAGCCTGCTGCTGCTCCACCAGAGCCTGCTTCTGGGTCTGCACCCACGCCGCCTGCTCCTGCCTGGACCGGACCAGCTCGCGCTGTCGCACCCACTCGACCGGGTTCTCTGCGTAGAGCCTCTCCCAGTCAACCTCGGGCGGTTGCAGCGACTTGAGCGTGCCCT